TGGACGATGGGGTGAGAGTAGTTTAGATTTAACGCTTAGCACTGTATTGGATGCTGTCGGGTCCGATGTGCCGGTTCGTCGTCTTACTCAAAAATTGATCGGATCAATCCCTGTTACCAGCAATGTGCGACTGTAGTGATCTAATTGGTAGGCCATACCGTCTTGGTGCAGACGGCACTCGACGGGAAATTGATTGCATCCATCTGGTTTACAAGGTATTGCACCGACTAGCCATACCCACTCCCGCATTTAATTTGAGCTGGTACGATGGCAACCGTAGACAGATTGTGCGGGAGCTAAGAGCATGGGGCAACCGTGTTGAGCGCCCGCAGTATGATGGGGACGTATTACTCATCCCTCAGCAGGGTTGGGCTTTTGCAGTGACATGGCAAAAAGGAATCCTCTACATCAATCGCCATCTGAACCAAGTCGCTTGGTGCCCGATCGCAGCCATCAAGCCATGCCACTGCTTCCGTTCGAAAAACAGTTAATTGAAATTTTAGGTTGCAGCGAAGAAGAATACAGAAAATTTGCAGCTGAAGCAGCATGGCGGGGAAGAACAAGACCTGCCGAGTACGCACATATACCAGATATAGTAAATGATGCACTAACAGTGGCTATTGTAAGCTTGGTTGTTGGTGTCGCATCTTCAGCTGCTTCGTATTTTTTAGCACCTAAGCCTAAAATACCATCATTTCGCAAGTCCAAAGATACTCGCCCAGGGCAGACTCAAACACTAGACAGCATTACTGGGACAGACCGATTTTCGCCCACTACTGGATTTGATTCTCGCGCTGAATTAGCAAATTACGGTGATCCAATTCCAATTATTTTTGGCCGTCGCACCGGCAATACAGGCGGCATTTTAATCAGCCCTAAGCTTGTTTGGAGCCGGATGTTTAGCTACGGCACGGAGCAAGCCGCTAAATTACTATTTGTTGTTGGTGAGCAAGGTTACGCATTTGGCGGTAGTTATGACGGCATTTTACCCCCTGACCTTGAGGGTATTTTTATTGGAAACGGCGTACTTGACGCTGCGTATGCCAGCACTTTTGCATTTTATTGGAAGCGCAATACAACCGCATCAGGGTTTAGCCGAATAAAAGCTGCCAATTTGCTATACGGCACACGAGGCACTGGTGCAAGTGGTGATCCTGAAAAACAAGATGATGTATTCAGCTGCCCCACCCGTGCTGGTTTAATTGATACCGGGTTTAGTAGTGCTCACAGTCTGACCAATTCGACACAATTTGGTTGTTACGGCCCAATCGCTAACGGCAGCGCTTATCGCGTTAACTGGCGCATTGTTCCTTTTCCACGCGAAGATGATGGCAGCGTTATTGATTACGGGAATACTCAGCTACTGGAGCGCGTCAAGATCACAGGTGATGGCAACGGCAGTGTTAGTGCCAATGACATCCGTTCTGGCGGCATGTTTGGCACTGGCAGGAACTACAGCCCCCGCATGGGCATTACAGCGCACAATAATACTACGGTGCCAGATTCTGAGGGCCGTCGCGAAGTCAGTGTAAGCATAGGCGATGTTATCAAGTTTACTATTTCGCCAGATCAGATTCCTTCTGATTTTTATGCAGCAGGCAACGTTAAGGTCGGTGATATTAATAGCGTCATCAATGAAGAACGGATTGCTGCCGACAACGCTTTACAAGTTGGCGAGATTTTCATGATTGCCAGAACAGTTTGGCAAGTAACACTCAGGCAAATTCCTGTCTGGCGGCCAGAAGATAACCGCGCACAGGTGGTGGAATTGAAATGTATTGATATTGTGGGAAGCAACAGAATTGGTATTGTTGCAAACGCTGTGCTGGCACGTAACTATCTAACCGATTACGAAACAGCCCCTTACTTTATTGGTCCAAGTTTTTATCCGTTACTACGTTGCAGTTTTGCCGTTGTAAGAAACAATCGCGCTTGCGATGTAACTGAAATTGGATTACGCAGTCAAGTTTATCAGCGCCTAAACGGGCTTTGCAGCTTTCAAACGTTACCATCACCTGCCGAACTGTATGCCAGTGAAGTAAACAAAATTAGCTTACAAAGCGGCACAAATACTTCTTACATTCGTCGTGCATCAGCATTCACTGTATTTGTTCGCCCTGCTGGAGTTGACGCTAGCGGAAACCCATATTCATGGACTGATTTTAATATAAGATTCGTGGTTGTTGGCAACGAAGCGCGGGATCAATTCAACTACATCCGCTTTGCACACCCTGATACACGCCAATACGAATACAAGTTTATACCCAAAAACGGCGCTGACATGCGTAACAGCAGCGGCAGTACCGACTTTTGGTTGCTAAATGCAGCCGCTAGCGGCGGTTCTGAATTGATGCAAGACGTAAACACTATCTACGGGCGTTTTACTGTTAGCGCACCAGCAACAAAAACTTTCAAGACCTCAATTCAACAGAATGTCGAGTTCTTAAACGGCCCTACACCTGGTTCACCAGGATTCACTTTGCGGACGTTGCCAAGCGTCATACGTCTTGTAAGATTCTTCCCAGAAGAAGAGGCAAACCGCTCCTACCCATCAAGTATTAACTACTTAGGGGTGGTCGCTGTGCCTAGCAGCGTAAGTGAAGGCAAGATGGCTGCATTTGCATGGGAAATTTTCGGCTCTGCTGTTACATCAAGCGTCCCTTCTGGCGGAACAACAACTGCTGTTGCTGTTGAAATATCTGGTTCGCGATCAATTACTATCCGTTACACGGCCCGCAAAGATTTTCGCATTGGGCATTACAGCGGGGAAAGCTATACATGGACTATCGTCGGTTTTGAGGTTGTTTCGGCTACAGGTGATTGGGTTCTAAATGAACAATTTATCGCCGCACGAAACACAAGTAGCTCTAACCCGTTTAGGAATGCTCCTGGTGGCCCAATCTCATCAGCAGGCGTACTGCTAAGCATTTCTGGTTTAAGGACAATCGCAGAAGTGCAAGGACGCGCACAAGGTTTGTATGAAGAGTTTTTTGGTCCTGCACGAAATGTCCCTGTTGGAACGGTGGGAACCTATACAGCAACATATGTAAAACCAGGAGGCACACTTGCTGTTGAGTTTAGATCAACGTCATATAGTAATTTTTTGCATTGGTCTGGCGCTAATTATCTTTGGAACGAGCCAACGATTACCGTAAATACGGAATTGACAAACGGCACTTGGTTTCTCGACGAAGTGTTTAGCATCTTCGAGACGACTGCATCAACAAACCCATTCCGAGAGCCGGGCAGTGTCATTGGCGCTGAGTATCAAATTAAGGCACTTTCAACCGTAGATTTGCCTCCTGGTTTAATCAATTCTGATCGTCAATTTGAAGGCCAAAGCCAGTATGCCGATTTAAGCTTTTACCGCAACTTGGTAGAAAAATCAAACATAGACTCCCCGGAGCACTCTATATCATATGTGAACGAAATGGTAGCCAATCAATTTGTGCCTACCTACGATAATTTAACTATTGCCGGATTGACACTCAAGGCAAGCCGTAATTTTTCTTCGCTAGACCAAATTCGTTTTTGGTTGTCAAACGGCTGCCCGGTTAAACGCTTTCATCCAGATGAATATAACACTATCGGACCCAGCAATCTGTTTTGCGATCTAGTATTTCATTTGCTGACAGACCAAGTTGCTGGTGCGGGTCGCGTTTTGAATATGACACCCGATGATCCAAATTTAATTAACACGGATGATTTAATAACAACAGCAAAATTTCTGAGAGAAAACAGGTTGTTCTTTGATGGCGCCATTACATCGCCAATAAATTTACGCGAATATATATCCGAAGTAGCGCCATACTATCTTTGCAATTTTGTCATCAGTAACGGTAAATTTAGTCTTGTGCCTGCACTGCCTACGACTAAATCTGGTGCTATAAGCACTCAACCAGTAACAATATCTGCCTTGTTTACGGCAGGCAACATTCTTGAGGATTCATTTGAGTTAGAGTATCTACCCGCGGAAGAGCGCAAAGATTTTCAAGCGGTGGTTCGTTATCGTCAGTCGTTGCGTAACCAGTTTCCAGACGAAAAAACAGTGACTATCCGATGGGCTGACTCTGGTACGGATTATGTGCCGATAGAATCATTTGATTTAACAGGGTATTGCACTAGCGATTACCATGCTTTTCTTATCGGCAAGTTTTTCCTATCTATTCGTCGCCGCGTTACTCATTCCATTAAATTTAGGACTACGCCTTACGGAATTGACTTGGCACCAGGTAATTTTATCAAAGTGATTACAGAGGCCAGCCCGTACAGTTCAGCTCGTAACGGCACGATCGGCGCTGATGGCACAATTACTAGCGTTAGCGAAATTACAAATGGGACATACCAAATCGTGTACTACAAAGTTGACCTTGGGGATGTAACCGAGGGATCGATGACCGTAAGCGAAGGCAAAGTCACGCAAAGCGATCTTTGGAACAGCGTATTTACCATTAAAGAGATTGTCAGCTCTGAAAACGTCTACATGGTTGAGCAGCTCACCATTAACGAGGAAGGTGTCGTCGAAATTGTCGCTTCTGACTTTCCTTGTGATGCAGACTTGGTTAGTGTGATGGCTAAAGACGTGTTAACCGATTCTCTGTTTGTCTTTGAAACCTGATGGCCTACCCAACCCTCGCCCCCACTGGTCGCTCCTTTTCGCCCGGCGACTATCCAATCAAGACGCACCAATCCCAATCAGGCGTAGAAACGCGCATTTTGTATGGCAGTAAGAGAACCAACATGACGTTGGAGTTAAGCTATGACAACATTACGGATGCTGACGCCCAATCTTTTGCTGATCACTACGACGAGACAAAAGGCTCTTACTTGACCTTTGCAATCGCCGATGCAGTTCGATCTGGATGGACTGGAGCGCCGACAACCATTGATGTTGTGTCTGGTGCAGCTTGGCGTTACGACGGCCCACCTGCGATTACAGCAATTAAGCCTGGTGTCAGTACAGTGCAGGTAAGACTCAGGGGTACGTTAAGCTAAAGCCATGGCCAAGTTCTACACCGGACGCGACGGACGCCTTTTGCTTGGCGCTAACACCTTGGTAAAGGTGGTCACTTGGCAGCTAACTGCTGAGCTTGAAACGCTGGAAACCACAACGTTAGGGGATTTGCAACGAACATACGTACCAGGGCTGCAAGCCTTTAATGGCAACGCAAGTTTGATGTATTATGTTGATGACGACAACACAAATGATGCGTCAACTTTGTTGCGAAAACTTATCAAAACATCGGGAGTAACAACAGCAGACACGGTTTCGCTGACTTTGCGTTTGACCGACGGCGCGACCAACAACGATGTAACCCTTAGTGCATATATTACTAGCGCAACCATTGGGTCATCTGTTGGCGAAGTGGTGACTGCTCAGATTTCGTTCCAAGGCACGGGAGCTTTGACAGCTGCTTCAATCTGATGTCTGTTTATCTCGGCACCTACGGTCTTGTTGA